TTACCTCATGCCCTTTTCTTTCTCGGCTGGCGGCGCCTTCGGCCACGGTTTGCCCGTCTTGAGGCAGACCGCGCGTTGGCCAGTGAACCGCTGCCAGCGGTCGATGGTAACGTCGCAGTACGGTGGATCGAGTTCCATGAGGAAGGCGTGCCTGCCGGTCTGCTCGCAGCCGATCAGCGTCGAGCCAGAGCCGCCGAACAGGTCCAGGACGTTCTCGCCGGCCTTGCTCGAGTACTGGATCGCGCGCACGGCCAGCTCGACCGGCTTCTGAGTCAGGTGCTCCATGCTCTGCGGGTTGACCTTCTTGATCGCCCACACGTCGATGGCATTGGTCGGCCCGTAGAACTTGTGCCCGGCGCCGAGGCGCCATCCATAGAAGCACCATTCGTGGTTGCCCATGAAGTCCTTGCGGGTCAGGACGGGGTGTTCCTTCACCCAGATGATCGCCTGGCTGAAGTACAGCTCGCAGACCTTCAGGACCGGCGGGTAGTTCCCGCAGTTGGCGTAGCCGCCCCAGATGTAGAAACATCGCCCCGGCACGAGGACGCGGGCGATATTGCCGAACCACGCCTGGAGCATCTTCTCAAAGGCATCGTCCGAGACGAAGTCGTTCTCGAGGGGGCGGTCTTTGGCGCGCATCTTCTTCGTAGTGCCATGGGCGTGTGTCGCGCCGCGATGCACGTCAAAGCTCTGGTGGTGTGTGAGGCCAGTGAACGATGACAGACCGGCGGCGATGGCGTTGTTTGACCTCGGCTCGACTTTCACGTTGTAGGGTGGGTCGGTGTTCACCAGGTGGATCGGCTGGCCGCCCAGGAGCAGGTCGAGGTCGGCCACGGAACCGGAGTCCCCGCACATCAGCCGGTGGTTGCCGAGCTGGTAGATTTCACCACGCCTCGAGGTCGCCTCGTCCGGCGGCTCCGGCACTTGGTCGGGGTCCGTTAGTCCAGGCGTTCCGTCCGGTGACAGAATCTGCGCGAGTGCGTCCGCGTCGAAGCCGAGCAGCGACATATCCACGCCGGCGGCCTGGAGGTTGGTCAACTCGATCGGCAGCAAATCCATGTCCCACTCGGCCAACTCCGCGAGCTTGTTGTCCGCGATACGGTACGCTTTGACCTGCGTGGGCGTCAGGTCCGTGGCGACGTGGACGGGGATTGTGGCCAAGCCGAGCTTCAACGCCGCGAGGATTCTAGTATGACCGCAGACGACCACATCGTGCGCGTCCACGATCACCGGGACGCGGAAACCGAATTCCTTGATGCTGGCGGCCACGGCGTCCACGGCGCCCGCGTTGATGCGCGGGTTCCTCTCATAGGGTTTGAGGTCCCCCAGTTTTCGCATGACGATCTTCATAACTGTTTCTCCCTTAAAGTTTGAACGGCGTCACACGGTCCACCCTGGGCCCGGATTCACGTCCCACCCGCCCGGCTCGCGCCGACCTGTCTCGGACTCTTCCTCCAACTTCCGTTGCGCCTCTCGTTCCCGCGCTCGTTGCGCGTCCATTGCAGCAGCCTGCATAAGTTCCTGCCGCTTCGCGTCGATCACCGCACGCGCCGGCAGCGTGTGAATCTGCATCATGTATGCGGCGGCGACTTGGTAGGTTTCGATATCAAAGAAATCAATTACTGCGCCTTCGGAGACTGGTCTCCAAACTTCCTCGAGGTGATTCCCGACGCGCTCGACGACTTTGACACAGTTCGAGAGTTCCTGGTTGTATTCGGGATCGTTGCGCATATTGAGATGCCAGATTTCCTCGGCCTCATCCTTTCGCCCGCGGGAAACCATGTCGGCCAGTTCGTCAGAGAAGTGGTGGACGTCCAGCATCCAGAGCGTCAGGTCGGTCCGCTGATATTGCTTCGCGTTGCCCTGGCCGGTCTGCTGGATGGCCTTGCTTGGCCAGATGTGGATCGCGCCCTGGGCCCCGTGCGCGCGCCTGGCGCCCTTGATCGCCCTGACGTTCCAGCGCAGACGGTCGTGGACCCATTTGTAGACCTGCATCGTGCGCGAGATTTCCTCGCTCTCGAGCTGTGTGCCGCCGGTGTCGATCAGGAGCATGTGCAGGCGAAGCGGCGGATAGGCGTTGTCCTCGTATCCCCATGTCCTCCCCAGGAGTACCCTGTCCAGGTCATTGAAGGTTTCCAGGCGCCCGTGCCAGATGCGGGCGGACTCCATGCCGCCGCCGTCGGCCGTGGGCCCCCAGGCGCGGACGACGGCCTTGAAGAACCGATGCTGTGTGTCCACCGTCGCGGAAAGGCCGACCGCCCACTTGGGCAGGACGCCTTCGGCCAGTTTCGACCGCGAGGTCTTGACCGTGAAGATGTCCGTGTGGAGTTTCGTGGTCTGCTCGTCAAACGGCTCGCCCAAGCTGTCCGTTCGGAAGGAAAACATCTTCTCCCTCGATCCCTGCGCAAGAATAAACTGCGCGGCGATCTCCGCCCAAGAAAGCCACAGACAGTAGAGGCCGGAGATGTGCAGGCCCACACTCGTGCCGGGGGCGAACGCCTCGACCGTCTCGATGGACTCGTGGACCCGTCCAGCGGCGTCCAGGATGACGCTCTCGCCGTATTCCGCCTGGTAGAGACCGGCGCAGATCATCCTCGGCTTGTCCGCCTCGAGAATCTTGCCGTGGCAGCCGGCGCACTCGTACCACGCCGAGGCGTTCCGCCGGATGTAGTCGGCCTGGTCATGGCGGTCGTGCTTGTCACCCTTGTCAAATTTGAGGCTCGAGAACAGGAGCCGCTGCCGGAATCCGCAGCGCGGACAAGGGACGAAGAAGTAAATTTTGACGCTACAGTCGTCGAAGAGCTGCCAGATGCGCCCGAACCGGGTGCTCGGGGTGCTGGCCGCGATGAGGAGACCGCGCTCGCCGTAGGTTCGGAGGCGGGCTGTCACCAGGCTGACCGGCTCGCCTTGGCCTTTTGTCCATGGGCTGTATTTATCAACCTCATCGCAGACACCGACTCGCATTGGATCGGACGCCATGCTCGATGCAGAGCCGGACCACATGAGGTGCAAAATGAAACCATTTTGAAGCTTGATCTGTTGCTTCGTCGCATCGGCGCTCCTCGGCGTCATCAACCTCTGCAGCGGCGTGGTGCCTCGGAAGAGCGGCAAAAGTCTGTTGTCAATAATGCTCCTGCCTTTTGCCTCGTCCGGCAAGCACACGCCCACGGGGTCGGGTACGATATGCGCGCACCACCCGATAACATTACGGAGGGCTTCAGAGATGCCCGCCTGCGCGCATTTGATGATGACGAGTTGCGCCAGGCCGGGGACGTTGCACAGATTCATGATCGTCGTGCAGTAGGGTGTTTCCTTATTTCGGTAGGGGCCGGGGATGTTCGACTGCCCGACGGCGAGCTGCCGATATTTCTCGGCCCACTGCGAAGGCGTCAGGTTCTCTGGCGGGCGAAACGCGGCGCACTCGGCGGTGGTGAAAATTGATCTGTCGTTCATGTCGCATCCCCCTCTTCTGCTTCATCCACCCGTGCATCGTCGCCGTCCCCGGCGCTTGAAACTCCGCCGTCTTGAACTTCGGCGGTGCGACCTGCACCTCCATCCTCGTTCATCCCCGAAATAGACCCGCTGCCGTCCCAATTGTGACTGTAGGCTTCCAAAAGCGCGTTTACCCGCTCGTTTGTGATCTTCTGAACCTCAGCCGGAGTCTTACCTGCAATCTCGCGGGCGAGCACACGCGAGAGCATAAGCAGCCCGGACTTGAGGGCGTGAATCTTGCGCTGCTGATCTTCTTCAACCTGGACCTTTTCGATGAACTTCCCTGCCTCAATTCTTCGCGCCTGGTCTAACTTGAGTCGGCGGGAGCGCTTGAGCCTGATGTTCTCTTGCGTCTCCTCGTCCGAGGCTGCGCTCGGCCGGTATGGAGTCTGCCCATACTTACCAGCCAACCACGCGCACATGTAGACGATGTTGTAGGTTTTGTCCGTATTGCGAGGCGCGCCGGCATTTAACCAGTTTCCGACAGCCGCTGGCGTCAACTTTGTCAGGCCAGTTCTGGTGAGAATGCTGGCCAACTCCACGCGCGAAAGCGCCAACGGGTTCAACTTTTCAGAGCTGATAGGCTTCGGCATGTCAGGTCATCCAGCATGCGGAAAAAGAAAAGACAAGAGCCAAAATTCCAAAAATGGAAATCGCGCAGAAAGATTGGGTATGAACCTCGCGGTCAATCCTTTTGCCCGTTGGGTCCCATAGTAGGTCTGGCCTGCCTCTGTGTTCAGTGTATGAACACTCGTGCTCGGTCGTCCCTGCCACGCTTCAGGGACTTCTTTCCCTCTTTCACCCCCCGTCTCACAAAGGCAGAAAAGGGATACGCACGGAGTCGCGAGGGGAGGTGGGGTGAAAGAAGGAAAGAAGAAGAATTCTATTGTATTAACAAGGGTTTTCCTCATTTCTTCTTTCACCTTCTTTCTCCATCTTTCACCCCCGGACCGCTTCTGTTCGGCGCTTCTTTCCCCAACTTCTTTCACTTCGTTCCCTCCTATGCTGTGGTGCTTACGCATCGGCACGCATCCGATAGAGCGTTCCGGTGCGACCCGACGTCCGCGACGGTACGCACTCGACGTCGCCTTGCTGCGAGAGCGTCTCGATGATGTTCTGGAAGGTCAGGGCATCGATCTTCATGCGCTTGAGAAGGATGCTGTGCGGCAAGGTCTGGTTGGGGGCTTCCCGGAGCTTCTCCAAGGCCTTGAGACTCAGGGCGTGGAACGGGTTGTCGGCCACATGGTTGCGGGCCATGAAGAGCATCCGACGCGTCTGGTGTGTCACGAGCGCCCTGGCCCACTGGACCGCCGCCAGACTGATCTGCGGGCGCTCGTGGTTCTCGCTGATGGCGCAGATCAGGGAAAGCTTGCGAATCTGCTCGTTCACGCGCCCCCAGACCGTCGTCCCGACCGAGTCGTTGCGCTGCTCGGCTTTTGCGTACTCGGCGTCCGCCTCTTCCCGCGCCTCGATCAGGATGGGCTGTGCTTCCGGCGCGTATTCCACCACGACGGGATTGGGATGCCAATTGTCCAGGTTGCCACCGCTCCGGAACTGGCTCCACCACCGCGCTGTCTCCAGAATGCGCGCCGGTATGTTGCGGATGTGCGGCTCCTGGCCCTTCGGGCGCGGACCGCTCTCGACGATGATCATCCGCGCGAAGAACCCGTTGGTGAGCATGCGCTCGGACAGCGCTTCGTAGTAATGGTTGGGGATCGCCGTGCCGAAGAGTACCAGACATGGTTGATCAATGACGCCCGGTGCCTCCTTGCCGGCCTTGCGACGCATGGGGAAGACGCTGTTCGCCGCGGAGTAGAGCGTCAGGAGCGTTCCCATGACATTCTCGTGCCGCGCGTCCTTGGCTTTGTTGATGGACTGGAGCATGCCATCAATCTCGTCGGTCTGAAAGAGCATGCAGGGAGTGAGGAACAGCGCATCCTGAATCCCCTCGCCGGAGGCGAACCGGTCGCCCAACCACCCGGACAAGCCGATGCTGTGAACAATGCGGGTATTGACTTTACGGGGCCAGTCCTTGCCCGCCGCAGAATAGGCCAGGCCCAGGAGGTAGATATTGGTGCGGTTGTCACCGGGGTCACGCACCCGGCGTCCGGCCAGAAACGCCTGCAATGACAGAGCGCCACAGAACGCCATCGCGATGTTCGGGTACGGAGCAGTCTCAAGGCAGTAATCCATGACCTCGGAGATGAACCCCGGGGCGCGCAGAAGTTCCACGGGCAACGGCCCCGGGTCGGGAATTTCCGGTGCAGGCGCCTGATCGAACTTCGAAAGCAGGCGCGACAGATCCACATCAGGCGAGGAATCTTCCGAATGAGATTTACCATAGCCTGCTGCGCGCAAGGCAGCGGCCGCCTTGGCGAAGTCGCCGTTGTGCTCCAGGTGGGCATAGACGGCGAACGGCGAGTAGGCGTGGTTCGGCTCGAACAGCGCTGCATTTGAACTGAAGACGTAGAATACGCGATTTTTCAGTGTAGCCGACCAGCTATCGCTCTTGCCGGGCCGGCGCCAGTATTCGTTTTCGCCCGGCTTGGCGAGCGTCCAGCCGTGCTTCGTCAGGATCTCGCGCACGTCGCCGCGTTCATTGAACTCGTCGCCCGGACGAGCATCGCTGCCCTTTACCGCGCCTGCCGGGACGTTCTCCGGTTCCGGCACGTGCTCGTTGAGCGACCATGCCGCTTCCAGCAATGTCTCGCGCTCGGCGGTGCTGAGCGTCGGCAGCGTCGTGAAGTCACCCTGCACAAGTTCATATCCAGGCGACGGCGCGCAAAGGAATAATCCGCCCTCTCCCCTGGTCTCGATCAGCGTCACGATCACGGACCACCGGCCATCCTTTTCACGGCGCGGCCGGAGCTCCTTCCCGCAAATGATGACCGGCTCAGAACTGGCGACGTACTGCTTGCGTTGCGCGAGCTTGAGATTGCCGGACACCGCGGCCTCACATCGGTACGCCACGTGGAAACCGCCGGACGGGCTCTTCTCGATTACGAGCTTTTCCACGAGGCCCGGTGCAGCGGCTCGAACGAGCTCTCGCCATCGCTCGAAGAACTCGCCGGCCATGTCAAAGTCCAGCGCCTCCAGGTTGCCGGACGCCGGCCCGGTCACGAGGCAAAGAGCTTCATGATGGTTGCTGAACCACGCCTCGACCTCCTGGCCGGTCGGCAGTCTCTTTTGGTAGGGCTTCCAGCGCCTGACCGCCGGGAATTTCTCCGGCAGGCGCGCGGGCAGCACGCTCAGGCCAGCCTGGTGGTAGGCCAGGGCGCGGGCGCGCAAGCGCACATTCGTTTCAGGATCGCTCAAGGCGTTTGATCTCCCTCTCGATGCACCAGATGGCCTTCCGCAAGTCCTCGACGGCGTTGCCTTTCAATCCGGCTCGCCAGAGGTATTTCATTGCGTTGCCGAGGCAGAAGTTCATGTGCTCGGTGATCTGGATGCACTCGACGCCCGACGGGTGGCTCGTGTAGTGCTTGGGATGGTTGACGCGGTCGTTCAAAACGGGATCTCCTCATCGGTCAGGCCCATCGCCAAGGCGACGGGCTGTTGCGCTGGTTCTATCTCCTCATCGATCAGCCTGGGCTTGGGCCCGAGGACATGACGAATCACTGTTCCGAAATGTTCGCCGGAACCGGTGCGCACGGTGATCGTCAGCGTCGGGGCGAGCGCGCCGTCTTCGGCCAGGGCCACGGCCTCCTCGGCCGTCGCCGGCGGAGCGGCGTTCGAGCGCGTCTTCCACCATGCCTCAAATTTTGCTCGCGCGTAACCGGTGTGCCCCGGACAGACCCACTCCGAGATGTAGTTGTTGAACCCCACCTGGTAGTCGACGCGCATGGTTTTCGGATGCGAAGGCGGCGCGCCGCGCTTTACGTGGACACTGTAGAGCGCGCGCTCAACAGCACGCTCCTCTATAATTGCCTCGTCAGAGAGGATGCCTGCCGTTGACGCCCTGGCGTCGTGCCTCTTCCGCTCCGGTTCCGGGAACTCGTAGCCGCAGTCCGGACACCTGCTATAGCCGGCGGCGATGACGCTCCAGCATTGCGGGCATTCCTTCGCCGGTGCCTTGCCACCGCTGCCCCCAGCGCCGTCGAGCAGGCGAATCTGGTCCACAGGACCGTGGCGCAGGACGTTCCCGCCGAAGTCCAGGACCAGGCAGTTCTCCTTGTCCGGATGCAGCCGGAACCCGCGCCCGACCATCTGATAGTAGAGGCCCGGCGACATCGTCGGGCGCACCAGCGCCACGCAGTCGATGTTGGGCGCGTCGAAGCCGGTGGTGAGGATGTTGTTGTTCACGAGATACTTCAGCCGGCCCGCGCGGAAGTCGTCGAGCAGCCGGCTCCGGTCGAAGGAAAGCGTCTCGCTGAACACCGTCCCCACATCCGTGTGCGCCCTGGCTTGGAGCACTTCAGCCAGGTGCTCGCCGTGCTTCACGCCGCTGGCGAAGATGAGGCACGACTTCCTTTCCTTGCTGTACTCGACGATCTCCACGCACGCCGCCTGCACCAGGGCGTGCTGGTCCATCAACGCCTCAGTTTCGCCGGCGATGAATTCGCCCGCGCGCACGTGAAGGCCGGACGTATCCGGCCTCTGTCGCCCCGATTTGGTGACGAGCTTGCAGAGGTAGCCGTCCCGGATGAGTTCCTTGACGCCGACCTCGTAGCAGATGGAATTGAGAAAATTCTCCGGCGCGCAGATCATGCCGGACTTCATTCTGAACGGCGTCGCCGTCAGGCCGATGACGCGGACGCGCGGGTTGATCATCTTCATGTCCGCCAGGAACTGTCGGAACATTCCGTCGCCGTCAGGCGGGATGAGATGCGCTTCGTCCACCATAATCAGATCAAACGCCCCCAGGTCGCATGCGCGCGTGTAAACGCTCTGGATGCCGGCCACGATGACAGCGTGCTCGGTGTCCCGGCGCTTCAGGCCGGCGGAATGGACGCCCACGTGAATTTCCGGGCAGATCAGGCGGAGCTTGTCCGCCGTCTGCTCGAGCAGCTCTTTCACGTGGGCCAGGATGAGAACGCGCCCGTTCCAGCGGACGACGGCATCCTTGCAGATGGTCGCCATGACGAGGGTCTTGCCGCCCGCGGTGGGAATCGCGATGCAAGGGTTGTCGTCGCGCTGGCGCAGATGCCGGTACGCGGCATCCACAGCCTCCAATTGGTACGGGCGTAGCTGCATTGACCAAACCTCCGAGGGAAGCTCCGGCTGGGTCATCGCCTCGCCCAGGGCGGGGTGCTCGGCGCGTTCGAGGGCGCCGGGGCGGCCAACGCTTCCTTTTTCAGGAAGCCTCTGACCTCGTTGGTGATCTCGCCGGTGTCGACGCGCTTTTTGCACTTCACGTCGACGACGAGGGGCAAATTGTGCAGTTCGGCGGAGTCGTTCGGCGTCATGACTCCCACGGCGCGGCAGAGGGCCGAGAGTTGGCCGCTGGCGATTTTCACGGCGTCCTGGCTGCGGTTGTCGAGATTGAGGCGCGCCCAGAGTTTGCGGTTGGCGTGTTCGCCCTCGATGATCTGGAACTCCAGTTCCAGATAGCGGCCGTTAGCGCTCTTGGTCGCCTTCATCTCCGAGGCGGTGACGATCACGACGTACTTGCCAGGGGGAACGGGATCGAGCACAGTCGTCGGCTCGACTTCATTTGCGTTGAAACCGTTTAGGTCTGCCATGAGACATCTCCTTGAAAAATGCGATTGGGATGGATACTTCACGCCGCATCGGTCACGCTGTCGTTCGGGGGCGCGCGTGCCATTTTCAGATCCTTGGGCATGCTCATCTCTGCGCCTTTCCGCCGCCCAGGTGTTCCTCGGTCAGGAACTTGGCATAGGCGTTCCAGTCGAGCGGCAGCTCGTCTGGGAGGTTGAGTCTGTTCTTGGCGACGTGCGCCGGGCGCTCGGTCGTACGGATGATGCGCTCACCGGTGCCGATGCCCTTGATGATGGTCTTATCGAAGCCCTCCTTCGTCTGCTTGATGTGGACGCGGTAGGTTGCGAACAAGACCTCGTCGCACCATTCCTGGATGATGGCAGACGCCGATTTGTGTAGGTGCGGGCAGTAACGATCATAGTTCTCCGTCTCGGGGTTCTCGAATTTTTCGATCTTCGCGTGCCCGATGAGGATGACCATCATGCCTTTGTCGGCGCGCAAGGCTTCCAGGCCAGCAAGGAAGTTTCGCCACTGGGTCAGCGCGAACACGTACCCCTTGGCGTAACCGATCTCCTCGATGCTCTCGACGTTCTTCTCACGGCAGACTTCCTGCCAGATCAACTGCTCGAGCCAGTCCACGGAGTCCACCACCAGCGTGCGGTACAGATGAGCCTCGGAGTACAACTCCGAGAGGGCCTGCATCACGTCGTCAAACGACCGCGTCAATGGAAGCTTTTGGCACGCAATTTCGCCCAAGCCATCCTCGGTCGAGATGAATATCGATTTCGGGGCCATAGACCCCCACGTGGACTTGCCAATGCCATGCACGCCGTACAGTAGAATCCGGCGTGGCGCAGGCTGTTTGCCGCTGTGAATCTGTTCCATGAGTTTCACGCTTTTCATCTCCTTTCTGTGTTAGAGGGAAGGCCGAGTGGGGGAGTGTCGTGGGTTTCATTTCCGACGACGGGTACCCCGGAAGCTTGGCCCGCTTGCCCAGATTCTTCGTAGCCCTCTGCCCGCAATTGTCGCCCCAAGGCGGTCGCGATCCGTTGCAGGTCCGCTTCGGAAAAGACGCGCCCGCCGGATGCCGTCCGCGTACTCACGTCGGCCACTCTGCCGAACGTCAAGTGATACCGCAACGCGGGTGCGCTCAGGCCCAAGCGCCGCGCGGCCTCCGTAATCTGAATCAGCCGCGTTTCCGGCTCCATGCCTGTATGCTCCTCCTATAACCGTACCTTGCTAAAGTCTCAGGCAAAAAAAAGAGGAGGCGATCTCGGCGCTCTCGCGCCAAAACCACCTCCTCGGGTGAGAAGTACCGGCAACGTCGCGGATGCCCTGAAGGGCAACCCGCTAATCCGGTTTATCGGTCACCGCCCGCCGGCCCCTGTATTGCCCACAAGTCAAGTCCAGAGCCGCACGGGTCTAGTTGTCTGCGTCATGCGTCCGGCAAGTGTCCTCAAACAAACTCAACGCACCACTGGTATAACTCCGCGCCGCGCCCCCGACTGATTCGTGCCAGGCGCAACTCTTATGCGCTCTCTCATTTCCTTCGACTTAGCAACTCGCCCATGAGTTTGTCCTCCTGATCTTCCGCCCATAATACTGCGACCATAAGATGCGAAGCAAGAGCGTAGAGGCTTGGCAAGAGGGGCGGAATGGGCGGAATGTCGGCGGGATGCGGGATTGACAAGGCGGAAGTGAGGGGCGGAATTCAGGCCCGAAACGCACTTTTACCCTATGTGGCGCGACTTACCATTCCCTTGTAGTGCAATCGCCCACCTTCACGGATGTACTTTAGCCAGGTGTCGGGGGCCGGCGGCTTCTTCTGCTTGCGCATTTCCATTCTTTGGGGACTGTATATGACGCCGTAAATTTCCCTCAGTGTCTTGCGTTTTAGCCGGGGTTCCTTTGCCAGCGTGTCTAAGTATAGGTCCAGGATTTTCATCTGGCACGGCAGGGGGGCGGTTCTTTCTCTTTTCGGCCCCGGCATCCGTTTAGCTTCGGGTGTCTCTGCTTCCAAACGTAGCCGGAGCCGTAATACCTCCTGCGTCCAAAAGGGGTGATGGCCATGTCTAGTGGCGTAAGTATCCAAAAGACTCGAAAACTTACCCGCATTTCCGCCACACTTCTCTACGGCGATGACCAGGGCAAGGTGCATTCGGTAAGAAGCTTTACCGAATTCCAGCCCGTTGAGCCCGTATTTTTCGGCCTGGCGTGCAAGTTGTTTTCCCGCTTGGCGGAAGTCAGCCAGAATGGCATTACCGGCATGATCGGCGCAAGTAGGCTTCCACCACGTCCCTTTATAGAGCCGGTCACACTTTGCAGGGCACGCTTGGCAGAAGCTGCGGTTCTCTATGGCGACGCGAATCCGGTCAGGGCAAGCGTGCCAGAATTTCAAGAGGCGGAGCGCATCGGCGGGTTTCATGGACGGCAT